CGAAGATGAGACCAAGTAGCGTCTCGAGTGCCGTGATCGTGATTGCGCCGGTTGTCGCGGAACCGTGTCCGGCCAGCGCGAGCTTGGTCTTAAACGTCGGCTCGAAGGTACCGAGGATCCAGTCGCCAATGCCGCCGCGATACGGAGTGACGGTGCCCGGGTCAATCTTCTTTTGGACGAGACCAGAGCAATCAACAGGCTCGCGGAGGTGGAACTTGTACGTCGCTACGGTGTCGACGTCCTCTCCGAACGCGGCCTCCGCCTCGTAGTTCACCTCTAACAGCTGACTCGGATTGCCCATGCGCCCAGACTGCGGCGCACGGACTCACCAAGAGACAGTTAGGCAATCTGCCTTAGATACTCGAACGTCGCTTCAATCACCATGAAATCGATCGCTGTGCCGATCTGCAATTCCATGGTCGCACCAAGCGGAGTGCAATCGTGCGTACTCGAGAAATTCCCGCGACCGTAGAGCCCGATCGCTGCGTTGATCTTCTTCCAGTCCTGATTCATCACGTCATCGCGGTCCATCGCATTCGCTGCGCCGTAGCGATGCGTCTGCGGGTACGCCAGCCTGCACGCGAGCCGGAGCTTGATGCGCTCGTTGGTCGTGTCCGAGACGAGCGGATTCTCGTCGGTGCCGAACTGGCGCACTTGGAATCGCCGCAGCGCCGCACTCGGGTTAGTCTCCGCCCAGTCCTCGAAGTCCGCCCCATCCTCGTTGCGGAAGCGCCGGAACTTGTCGGCGGAGAGCGAGGTGGGGGTGAGCGACTCGACCAGGGTGTAGATGCGGTCCCTGATTGCTTCTACGGTAGCCAGTGCCATCGATTACCGCCCGACCAGGACATAGCCGGTCACAGCGTGCGCGTCGATGCCGCCAGCGAGTGGAGTCGCCGATAGCAGGTCCAGCGTCGCACTAAGAACGTCGGTTGTAGTGCCAGACGTTTTAACCGCGATCAAATCGTCTGCGCCTGCAAGCGCCGTCACCGCAGACTCGAAGTTACCTACCGTCGTGGTACCGCCCTTGTACGTGAACGTGAATGCATTGCCGACTCTGGTTAGTGTCCCGCCATTTGGGGCACCAGCCGAATGCACGAGCGCGATCGTCAGGCTGTTACCGGCAGTGCCAGCAGTGGTTGCCTCGAGCACGGTGTCCATATTGCCGGTCGTCAGCGGATCCAGGGCAAGCTGTGCCTTGGCAGCCGCGTCACCTGCGATGCCGGTAATCTCGAGATAGAGACGCCCGGCTCCGCAGATGTCCAACTCTTCGGTGTACGCGATGATGTTGGCGCTAGTCTCTGCGATGTTGGCCGCCGTTTGCGGTGCGGTGGAGTCAGCGTAAAGCGCCTTCGCGACGAACCACGAACCGCCAGCGTATAACCAGGCGCGCACCGCTACAGTCATGGTGCCTTGTCCGGCGGTGCTCTTAACGCCGACGCGGACAGTTCCAGGCACGCGGCCCAGGCGACCGAGGGTCGCTACGTCTATCCCGGCCGATGCACCAGATGGCGCGCCGTTGGTTGCCGTTGCCGATGCCAGGAGCTCCACGGCGTACGACTGCCCAACCACCGTGTCGGTTAGATCGCCCAGGCTCATTGCCGCCCCACGATCGCGTACCCGGTGACCGTGGTCCCAGATCCACCCGGCGAGCTGACAATCTCCAGGTACATGCGCGATGCGCCAGAGATACCGGAAACAACCTCACTATACGCGATGGCGTCGGTGCTGGTCTCCGCGATCGCGACAGCGGTCTGCGGTGCCGCGCTCGAGGCTGCGTGCGCCTTGGCCACGAACCAAACATCACCTGCGTACAGCCACGTTCTTAGCGTGACCGTCATTGCGCCAGAGCCGGCAGTCGACTTGATGCCGACGCGTACCTTGTCCGGCAGCTTGCCGAGCCTACGAAGCAGACTGATATCGATGCCTGCTGTCGCTCCGGACGGTGCGCCGTTGGCTGCGCCTGTGGATGCTAGCAGCTCGACGGTATAGGACTCGTCGGCGATGGTATCGACTATTGCCCCGAGTGCCATGGCTATCTCCTGCTAACGCCGATCGCGGTGCGAGGTTGAGCGGCGCCGGTTGTGTCTCGAATCGGTGCCTTGTTCGTGATACGGAGAAGCGAGTCTAGTCGAGCCTGATAGGCGGTCTTGGCGATCTGATACCTCGCCTCGTCGCCACCACCTGCGATGATCTTCGCGAACTCACCGAGCTCGATCGTCTTGTAGCGAACGACCTCGTCGATCAGCTCGCCGTGTGCCACCGAGGCGTCATCGATCATCACGCCGTGTAGATCAAACTTCACCGCGGTGTAGGCATCGCTGATGAGATCGCGGCCCTGATTGTCGCGATGATCGCTGGGCAGCGTATCGAGCCAACCCGCGGCCAGCGATTCGATGTTGCTCGGCTGCACGCCGTGGACGCCGGCATAGCGAACGAGGTTGAAGTACGAGTCGCGGGCGTACGTCTTTCCGCCGACGACATAGACCCAACGCACGCGGTAGTGCGGATTCGGTCCGGCATCGTTGCGCACGTTGGCGAGGTCGGCGACCCACGTCGCATCGACGGTGCACGTCAGTCGAGTAGACTGGAAAGTGGCACCAGAGGCATAGTCGTTGTGCAGCGGATGGCGCGCGGTGACCGAGTCTGCGCTCGTGATGCTCGCGACCTCAATCCACTCGCTGAGCCCTGCCGCACCTGTAACCAGGAACGTCCGTCCGATCTCGGTGCCGGTCGTTGCGGTGATCGGGATGTTGCGCGGGTTGGATTGCGATGGTCCGGCGCTGCCGTCGAGCGTCGTGTTTGGGCTCGTCTCGACAGATGCGGACCCAGCCCACTCGGAGTCTGCGTCGTCTGACGCGTCCCACGGAAAGATCTCAACGGACGTGACAGACGATGGGCGGCCTTCCTGCGCATCGTAGATCAGCGTCTGGCCGGTGACGCCGAACAGGATGTCTTGGGCGGCGCGCATTACTCCTCGTCAGACACCCACCGAGGTGGGTCCTTCGTCCGGTCGCCCCAGTTGTCGCGGCTGAACGGAATGAGGAAGTCGTCGCCAAGATCGGCGGCTAGGCGAGCGCTCTCAGTTAATTCGTGTTGTGCGGTCTGGCAACGCAGATGCGCAGAGTTGAACTGCGACTCCGCCTGTTGTAGCGCACGGATTGCGGCGTCGCGGACCTTCTTCGCCCGAGCCAGGGCAAGCATCGCATTCTTGAGTTCTTCGAATTCTTTCATCTCCACTGCCCCATAAACGACACCGAGCGGTCGCATACCCACTCGATGCCTTGTGTTACCGCCCTATCCACGTCGTGACCGGCGATACGAGAGAACGGCAGCTCACGGCCGATCGCGTCGCGATAGTCGTGCCGTGCGCTCGCTGCCATCATGATTGCCTGGAGTTCGAGCATCAGGCTGAGCGCCTTTGGCTCCTGTCTGAGTGCATGCGTCTTGATCTTGCTCATTCGGAGCGAGCGCTTGCACCAGACGCACTTGCGGCACAGCTTGCACGGCGGCAGCGGGGCAAGCTTGCGAGGCTTCGCCTTCTTGACGGTGACGCCGGTGGCTGCAAGCTTCTCTGGAGAATCAATCTTGCGCGGAGCCTTCTTGGCTGCTCGCAGCAGCTTCCGGTTCGCCATCCGCTCCAGTTGCCGCGTGTTCTTGATCTCGGCGTCCCGAACGGAACCGCCGAGCGCACGGGCGTCGGCGATCTCCAGCTTGAGCGTCTGCTCCTTCACCCATCGCGCATGATCGGGATGCGCTGGGTTAGAGGCGGCAGCGACGGGCGTTACCGCCGTGATCTTCACTCGCTCGGCTCCACGGCGGGCTTGCGCTGCCGAGATGGCGCGCTGTCGATCTTGTCGACGACCTTCTCGAGTAGACGGCGGGTATCGTCGGCCTGCTGCTGTACCGCCACGAGCTTGGCTTGCTCGATCTCGCTGAGCGTCTTCTGGCGCTTCATGCGCGCGTCGACCTTCACCTTGTTCATCGCGCGGCGTTCCTCGATCAACCACTGCACATGAGGGCAGCCGTCGAAGTATTCGATCTTGACGATCTTGCCTGCCTTGCCCTTTTTGGTCGGAGTGCCGCGAGTTACCTCGACGGTCCTCGGGTGTTCCTTGCACGCAGGACCGCATGCAGATCGAGCGCGCTCCATCTCATCGGCGATCACCGGATCTAGGTCGGCAACGCCGGTCTTGAGCGGGCACCTGCCGTGCTCGATGAACCCGACCACGTCACCGTCGGTCGTCTTGTGCGACCGCAGTTTCGCGCGAGCCGACGCTACCGCTTCCTTCGAAGCAGGCACACCGGGCGGCACGAGCACGCACTGGACCACCGAGCCCTGCAGGTTCACAAACCGCTCTACAGTCCCAGCCGGCCAAAGTTGGCGGCGACGCTCGCCCTTGTAATGGACGATCTGGGGCTTGGCGTGGTCGCGCTGGCCTGCGTTGTAAACGTATGCCTTGTCAAAACGTCCCATTATTTCCTCGGTCGCGGGTCTGGGATCGCACCCAGCTCAGGCACCTAGGCGCCCGCGTAACTGCCGCTCATTCGAGCGGCGACTAACTACGCCTTGTCGCTGATCACTTCCTGACCGTGCGCGTTGTTCACGATGCCGCAGCCCCAGCGCATGGTGAACACGAACTCCGTCGCGCGGAGCGAGGCGTCACGCTGGGTCTCCACGCGGAAGTCGCGGAGCGAGCCCTGACCGATCGCGGCCATGTCAGCCTGCGCCGGCAGATCGCCGCGGGCGAAGATCGCGCCAACCACGTTCGCGCCGGTGTTGGCCGTCGAGCACAGACCGTTGCGATAGAAGTCCACGCCCTTGTAACGGAGCGCGAAGCCCTCTGCATTGCGACCCTGGTCCGGCGATGTCGACTGCGCCATCTGACGATCAGCCGCGCCGGCATAGACTGCCATGCTCGAGCCGGTCGCCTGCAGAGCGTTCATGAAGTCGCGGACCTGGTCGTGGTGCAGAATGCCCACGAGCTCGCCAGTGACGCCGCGCTCTGCGAGGTCATAGATCGCGTCGTCGACAAACGCGATCGTTAGCGGGTCGGACGACGTGTCGCCCGACTGGTTCGTGAACGACGCAAACAGAGCGCACGCCGTCTGGTTGCTCGCGGCCATCAGGATCGACGTGGACTGCGGCACCAGCGACGCGAGCACCGATGCTGCCGAGGTGGCCGATTCCACAACGTGGTCGGTCACCGTGCGCATCAAACCGTACTCCGAGATGCTGAACGTTTCGTCCAGGGTCTCGAGTGCGGTGTTGTCCAGGTCGGTCGCCTCGGTGGCGTCGTACTCCGTATCAACCGCGGTGCCCTCGTCGGCGACGTCGCCTTCGTCGGAAACCCAACGAGGCGCAGAGACCGTGGTGGAACCGTTGAGCGGATCCATGCGGAGCAGGAACTGCGACGGGTTCTTGTAGTTCTGTGCGTACGAGAGGATGAACGGGTTGATCCACTCGGACTGAACGAGTTCGGTTAGAGTCGTGAGAGTAGTTTCGAGAGCCATGACTGGTTACCTCTAGCGACCCCCGTTCGGCGACTTGATCTTGACGCGCGCAAGAGCAGCGAGTACGCGCTCCTGGAACATCTGATTGCCTTTGAACTCTCCCTCTTTGAGAAGCAGCGAGTCGTAGTCGTGACCGGTCATCTCCAGTGGGCGACTGTTGAGGATGCCCATGGAGTCCCTGCCATCGACTGGCGCCGCTGCCCCGCGATCGGAGATGTTTGGCTTAGCCGGCTGAGCGGGTGTCTGTGGTGCGACTGCGGGTGCAGGCGCGGGTGGGGTTGCTGCCTTCGCGAGACCCATGTCGTTCAGATAGGAGTCGACCTCTGCGGCGAACGAGTCGACCGGAACGCTCGATAGCGACGACTTGAGTCGGCGCGTCTGCTGTTCGGTCAGGCTGTGCTTCGCCGCGCGATTCGCAATTACGCGCTCGCGCTCGAGCAGTGCCTCGACATCCGCCATCGACAGCCCGGCCTGCGCCGCAACGGGCGCGCTCTGAATCGGCTGTGACGTTGGAGCCGGCGGTTCGCTCTGTGGTTTGTCCTGTTTGAAGACACCAGCTTTTCGCAACGCCGCGTGCGTTGCGTTCTGGCTTGCCGCGATCTTCTCGTCAATCACGCCAGACAGGCGAGAGATCAGAGAGTCGACGTCAAGTGCAGGAGCCGGCGTTGGCGCGGCTGGCTCTGCTGGTGGAGGAGCAGGTACAGCGCCGCCACCTGGCGACGCCCCTTCCTCAGACATGAAGATTCGTTTGGCTTGATTGATTCGCATTCTGATTCTCGCCCTAGCCGGCGTGGCAACCCGATACGTGGGTCAGCCCGTGGCTGCGAGAATCAGTGCCAGTAGCTAACTGACGAGAATGTTACGAAAACGGAAACGGCGTTACCCAGTTACGGATAACGCCGTTTCGACCTTGTCTTGAGTTGCCTGGCCGGGCCCCGACGCGCCCCGCTCCGCCCGGTCTCGCCCTGCTCAGCCTTGCCCTGTCACAAACCTTCCGGCATCCGAACCAACCTCTTTAGCTTCCCATCATTGCGCACTCGATAGCACGCCAGCAGCTTACCCTTGCGCCACAGAGACACATAGCGCTTGCCCTTGATCCTGTGCACTCGCGGCTCGCCGGGCATTTCATCACCGCCTGTTTCGAAGTAGGCGGTTAGAGCTCGACGCTGTAGATCTTCCAGTGGCACGTCGCCGTTATACATCGTCCGGCTTCCCAGTGCCGAGCGATGCCGGGGTCGTCCGAGCGCGCGGGGAAGGCGAGAACTCGCGCCGCACTCGGCTGACCGCGGCAAGCTGCGCACCTTGAACTGCCAGCGCACGGTCGTGCAGCTTGATCGTCCGCTCTGACATCAAAGATCGATCGGCACCTAGCATGCGGGCGTGGGCTCGCGCTGCCTTCCTGATGTCGTTGCGGAACAACCGCGAGTTGTGCGCCGGCACCTCATCATCGGTGAGGATAACCAGGTCGTGCTTGCGCTGGGTGATCGTGACGATCTCGCCACGGTCGAGGAACCGGCGGGATATGTGGTTCACCGCGCGCATCGCCGCCATCTGATAGGCGTCGGTCCCGCGTTTCACGTTGAACGCGCGTTCGATCACTTCTGCCGGGATACGGCTGCCCTTTACTAGCGAGTCCGTGTCGATCGGGTACTCACCGGTGCATTCTACCTCTGCTTCGATTGCTTCCATTGTCACCTCTGTTGGTTTGCTCACTAGAGCCCCTGACCTGCCTGCCCGTACCGCGCCAGGCCTCGGCTCGCCGCGCCGCACCTGCCATCGGCTCACCGATCCAGGCCGGCTGGTGCACCGACTTTGAACATGATCGCTATCGGCGCTGTACTCACTAGAGTCCATGACTTGCCGAACCACTCGTTGCCAGGCCTGGTCTTGCCACTCCTTGACGCGCGAACCCTGGCCACGTCAACCCTGGTCTTGCCACCTGGCTTAAACCACTTCAAACCGCCCGAACTTCGGGCGCCACTCGCAGATACCGCTCTGACCGGCGGCCTCCGCAATCTCGATCACCTGTTGCTCGTCTTTCACGAGAGACGGATCCCACTGCACTTCGAACGTGCACTCCCATTCCGGGAAGATCGGACGTGAGCGAATCACGCGCGCCTGTCCGACCTTGACGCCAGCGCGCTTGAGAAAGCCACCGTGCTCCCACAGTTTCTCTGCTGTCTTTGGCCCGTCGTACTCGAGCGCAAAATTGCCGACCACGATTAGTCCACCCTTGGCCATCTTGCCCAGCTTGTACTTCTTGGCGCCTTCGACCAGCGCGGCTTCGATGACCTCACCGGGTAGACACGGTGCCCCGTCCTCGTCGACGTAGAGCCCGCCGAACCATTCGCACTTGCCGATCGCCTTG